AAGGAAATCTGCACAAAATCTTTCAAGAAAGTTAGTGCGTTTGGGATTTAGGGAGGGGAGAGGTGTTTGCGCTTGAGACCGTTTCTGACGTGCGACTGGTAGGGAGAGCCTTGAAAGACAAGTGGGATGTTAATCGCCAAAAAATAAAATCCGCATTGATGGCTGCACTAAGCGATCCGGACCTAACGATCGATGCGGCAAAAGTTTTGATATTGGCTGATGCTCTCGACGCAAAACGTGAGGAGATCGAGAACAAAAAACAAGCGAAAGAAAATGAGCAACGACTACGACTTCTTGAACTCGCTCGATCTGTCCCAGCTCCAGAGCTTGCTCGTCTTGCATCCGAAAACGGCATCTGCGGCGGACCCGATCAAAGGGGACGAGCGTCTGAAACAGCGTCAACTGATGGCGCGAAAGCGAGCAGCGGAACGCGACCTCGCAATACCTCAACCAGAAAACATCGAAAGAAGACTTGATGCGCAAAGCGATCCTAAGAAATGGCTAGACACGTATTTTGCGGACATATTCCGCGAAGACTGGACAACCGACCGACTGGCCATGCTTCACTCAATTATCGACGCCGCACTCTACGGAGGCGATCAGGCAATTGCCGGACCTCGCGGAGAAGGCAAGACGACGATCGCAACGCATGCGGCTTTGTATCTGATGATTCGCGGGCTTTCGACGTTTCCGGTTGTCATCGGGAAAAGTCAAGGCAAAGCACAATTAGAACTCAAGGCAATCAAAGAACAGCTCCAGCAAAATGAATTGTTCGTTGCGGACTATCCTGAGATCGGCACGCCAATGCAAGCTGTAGGTGGCTGGTCATCTCGGGCCCGGATGCAGACCGTTGGTGGACTGAACACGAACATTGAGCTCGCAGCGGATCACATTGCATTCCCTACAATTTCCAGATCGCAGATTCCAGGTTGGCCGGAGAGTGTTGAGGTCGCGAGCTGCGGCCAAGTGCTCTACTGCCTTGGTATTGACGGTCCGGTTCGCGGAACAAAGTTTCGCAATAACCGACCAACACTTGCGATTATTGACGACATTGAAGACCGCGAAGCAGCGGCATCGGACGCGTTGATCGAAAAGAACGAGGAGATTCTGGAAAAGGATGTCGCGGGCCTGGGTGCCAGCTCCGAGCGGATTCCTCGCGTCATGCTCTGCACGGTGCAAAATCGCAAGTGCATCGCCTATCGATTCACCGATCCAAAAATCAAGCCAAGCTGGAGAGGTAAGAGATACCGCAAGATGCTGCGTGAACCAGATCGCAAGGATCTTGTTGAGCAGTATATCCAGATGCGGCAAGCTAGGTCAGCAGACGATCCAGACGCTAGAACTGCGTTCCGTTTCTGGCGTGACAACCAAGCTTTGATCGAAGCTGGTTGCTCCGTGTCAAACGTCAACAGCTATTCCAAAAAACTCCACGCAGACGGCGAACCGCTCGAACTGTCTGCTGTTCAAGCCTACTACAATCGCGTCGCAGACGTTGGTGCAAAAGCTGTCGCGACAGAAATCGACAACGATCCGCCAGCGGATTCCGGACCGACCGGAAACGGAATTACTGCGGACATTGTCGCGTCGCGAATCAGTGGTCTTGTGCGTCGCCAAATTCCGGCAAACGCAACTGCGATCACTGCGGCAATCGATGTCGGCAAGTACCGCTGCCATTGGGTGGTATGTGCATGGTGGCAAGGGGCTGGCGGGTGCGTCGTTGATTACGGAGTGGCCGAAGTCGTCGGCACCGACACCTCGATGGATAACGTCGCGTCCCAGCCTCAGATCTACAAAGCCTTACTCAACTGGCGTGATGAACTTCTTACCAAGGAGTACATCGACACAACCGGCACGCGGCGAAAGATTGATTTCGTCCTGTGCGACTCAGGCACTTTTACGGACGCGGTCTATGAATTCGTTCGTCAGGTTCGCGGCGTGTTTCATGTTTCCAAAGGCATGTCGCCATACCACGGACGAAAAGAGAGCACCAGCGAAATCATCGCTTCATCGCACTTGCACGCAAGTCGCTTGAACAATGAACAGGTCTGGCTCTACAACCTCGACACCGATTACTGGAAACAGTGGGTGCATGAGCGGTTTATGACTCCGACGTTCGACGAGGAAAACATGCTTCGTCGCGGTTCGATGTCGCTGTTCAGTCCAGAGGGATCCAATCGGCACTTCTCGTTTGCAAATCACATTGCAGCCGAAGAGTTGCTCTCGGAATTCAAGGAGGGAAAAGGTGTCAAAACGTTTTGGCACGTCCGCAACGAAAACAATCACTGGTTGGACGCGACCTACTTAGCCGCAGCCGCCAGCGAAGTTTGCGGAATCAAACTTGTCGGGGAATCGTTTCAGGAGGTCAGCCCAAGGCATGTCAACGATGGAAAAACGAAAAACAAACCAGAGCAAGCAAGACCGAAAGCGCAGCAGCACGGACGATTCAGAACCCGTCCAGGCGGATGGATTCCACGCCGAAAGCAATGAGGCTCCCAAGCCTCGCGAGTTTGAGGCACGGCCATGCTCGTCTTGTTGCGAAGTACGGCCGTACGGCAAAAACTACAGCCGCGTCTATTGCACGCGAGGATCGATCCGTTATTGCCGCTGCGACTATTGCGGACACACTTGGTCTCAAGAAGGAAAGTAATTTTGTGCTTTGTACTATCCTAATAGTACAGTAGCCTAGTATTGAAAACGTGCTATGCAAAACTTTATTGCATGGCATCAGCGGCATCTCTGCTTGCACAGATTGATCTAGCTATCGAAGCCCTCCTGACCGGGGGTGCGTCTTCGTATTCGATCGGATCCAGGTCGGTTACTAAACTCGACTTGTCGCAACTTCTCAATGAGCGGCGAATGCTCCAACGTCAAGTAGAGAGGGAATCCTCCGCCTCCGGTGCGTTTCGCCTCGGTCGTATTGTGCGAGGTGGATCTTGATCGGTTCCGCAATCGATACTCTCGTTGGCTTTTTTTCGCCTACCTCACAAATTAGGCGAATGCAGGCTCGCAATGCGATCGGCAAGCTAAAACGGTCCTACTCCGGTTCGGAGCCCAGCCGCATCGCTGCCGGACGCAAGCCGAAAAACTACTCTGCCGACCAGGAGTTACTTGGTCCGTGGGGTGCCGACACGATGCGAGCGTGGGCTAGAGACCTGGTCCGCAATCAAGCCTACGCAAACGGCGTGGTGGACACGATCGTCTCTTCCGTTGTCGGATGCGGTATCAACCCTCAAAGCGTCTACGAAACGCCAGAAGGCGACGACATCGAGCTAGTCAACGATACTCGCGATCGGACCTTCGAACTATGGGCCGAGGCTTGTGACATTAACGGTGCCATGTCGTTTTGGGAATTGCAAGCTCTATCGCTGCGGGAGATGGTCGAAGCTGGCGAAGTCCTGCTCCGCATCCATCGAACATCGAGCAAGGAAAGCCGAGGCGTCAGCCGTCCGGTTCCGTTGGCACTTGAGTTGATCGAAGCCGACCGACTCGCAGGCGACAAAGACACCTACGCATCGCGTTTAGCAAAGAGCGGCGAAAACCGTATTACTCGCGGCGTCGAACTGGATCGGTACGGCAAGCCGGTAGCGTACTGGATTTACCCCGACCATCCGCTTCAACCGTACACTTTCGATCGCACTCCGGAACGAATCCCGGCGGGTGAGATCATCCACCTGTTCCGGCGCGACCGAGTTGGTCAATCGCGTGGCGTCTCTTGGTTCGCACCTGTGCTCTCGTGGCTTCGCGACCTCGGTATCTACGTTGACAACGAACTGCAAGCGTCCGCCGTCGCATCCTGCTTCACGGTCGCGATCAAGAGCGAGACTCCCGTCGGCAGTTTGATAGACCCAGACGGCGGCGATGCAACCGACTCGGCTGGCAACCAGTACGAGCAAGTCTCGCCCGGCATGGTCATGAGACTAAATCCGAACGAAGACGTCGTCGGGCTCAACCCTGGCCGACCAAACTCAGCCTCGGAGCCGTGGATTGGGTTGATGCTCCGAGCCATCGCTGTCGGCACAGGTCTCTCTTATGAGATCGTGGCACGCGACTACTCGCAGACCAACTACAGCAGCAACCGAGCTAGCCAACTCGAAGACCGACGTCGATTCCGTCGCATCCAAGCGTATCTGCAGCATCACCTTTGCCAGCCTGTCTGGGATGCGTTTTGCGAACAAGCGGCATTGGCTGGCGTCGATGGATTCCCCTCGTCGACCGAGCTCCTAGACGATCGACGCAAGTACGCTCCAGTCGAGTGGCAGACGCCGGAGTGGGAATGGGTTGACCCGACCAGCGAGCAATCTGCTGCTCAGTCCGCGATCGACTCGTTCATGTCCACGTACCAGACCGAGCTTGGCTCGCGTGGACGATCGTGGCGAACGGTTTTCTACCAACGAGCCAAGGAAGAGAAGCTACGCCGAAGCCTCCAGCTTTTGAAGCCTGACGAACAAGCTTTGGCTGTTGAGTCGTCTACCGC